CCTTTTCTTCCAAATAAAATTAACCAACTGGCTGCAAAGTCGGGTTGGTTATATTATTGCAATATCACTTACTACTCCAAGGGGAGCATTTTATCTTTTGCAGCAGCGTGCGCGAAAGCTACCCAGACTTAGGTTTTCTCTTGTAAGATTTTTATTTAGAAGAAAAGGGATTTACATGGATCTTTACATGAAGTATGAGTTGCAGGGTCCTCCTGATTGTGACCATAATTCTTGTTTGTGCAAACTTCAAGTTATTGGACAAAACCAGTTTGAAGGATATGCATACGAGATAAGCCTGAAAGACAAAGATGCGGCTGTTGCAGACTTCTTTGCCGATTTGACGGCGCGATATCGACTTGAACAAGGCCAAATCGTGCATTATGACGGTGATTTAGAAGTTGATCGATTTTTGTCTCGGATTAAACCTGGCCAGGACTTTCTTCTTGTTCCCACACAGCTTGATCATAAGATATTACCAAATCCAGTCGAATTGGTGCAGCCTACAGAACTAATGAAAACTATATTTAGAGTGGCTGATGCTAAGCATTTTGAGATGCTCTGTAGAAAAATTATCACTCCACAGCAGAAAGCTGCGTGGCGGAGAACAATCTGGCAAGATACTCCAATTCGTGTTGGTGATAGACCTAATGCCATAGTCAGACCTGTTCCTAAATTGCAAGACCTGGCATTACGTGTGTTCTCAATGTATCGTGCAGCTTATGGTAAAACAAATGGGAGACAACATGCCATTTCTGCTTTGGCTGATTTGTACCCCAATAAATGGGCAGATGCGTGTTTGAAGCAGATAAGAACAGTGCACACTGCCGGTCCTAGCGCGATTTTGCCACTTAAAGGGCTTAATCAAGCGATTGAGTATCTCTATCATCATTTGGGGACACGTCATAAGTGGGGCACTTTGAAACCTGAAGTAACTTTCGACGGATTGGAGGAAACGAATATGGGTACGTCTGCTGGATTGAATAAAGGTAGACCTGTTACTATAGATGGCGACATTCCATTGAAAATTGGTACGAAAAAGAAGCTGGAGACTTTCGAAGCTGATTGTCATTCGATACTTGATTACCTTACAGATGATGAAGCACGTGATTTGTTTGTCGTCTTTAACAATACAGGGAAGAATGAGATTTATTACTCTAATAAGAAACAGATTGATGAAGCTGAGTACGCAGCATGGCGACACAAATGTCGATTATTCGTCATACCCTCTTCAATCTTTATTCTGATGGAGAGAATGGTTAGTGAGCTTCGACAAATGTTAGAAAGGAGGGGTCCTATATGTGTGGGGATGAAGTGGTCAAGAGCAGGTATGGATATCATTGCAC